ATTGTTCATTGGAGAAACAGACGCACAAAGATATGGTTTTGCAAAAACACCTAAAATATCAGCACCTTTAATTTTTACAGAAACAAATTATAGAATAGATCATAGAGAAAAAACTGTTTTAGCATTTGGTGGATTTAAATGGGATGATGAGTTTGATTTTGATTCATACAGATTGACCAGAGAGAAACCTTGGGGAGTATCTTTAGGCTGGGACAATGATGGTAATGTTATGTATGGAACTGGTACTGTAAGTCTTTTAGGTTATGCTGATTTATCTTATATGACTATTACAGGTCCTGAAGAAACAACAAAAGGCGACCAAGAAGGTTGGGCAATCGGCGGTTCTTTACATAGATTTAATATTCCTTTAGTTTGGGGATATGAATTATGGGATGATAAAAATACAGGTTCACAAGCTTCAAAAGATAGAGTTGATTATGGTGGATTATATAGTTTAACTGACTCAACTTATGTAACTTATCATAGAACAGAAAATGATGACTTAGGTTATTCTGGTGATTATTTCGGAGTAGTTTATAATCTCTATACTGATTCTGATACATCAAAAAGACCTGATAAAAGAAAAGGTTTAGAGTTTGGATTATACTACCACGATCAGGAACAAACGTCTGTTTACACAGGTCAATATACTGATATAAATGCAAAGGTTTTAGGACAGATCAGATTTAAGTTTTAATCATCTTTTAAATCTTATAAATAGTCTAGTAAAACTAAGGATTTAAGATGGCAGAACCAGCAACAAGAGAATCACTAAAACAATATGCTTTAAGAGCATTAGGTAAGCCAGTCATTGAAATTAACGTAGATGACGACCAATTAGAAGACAGAATAGACGAAGCAGTACAATTCTTTCAACAATATCACTATGATGGTATTAAAAGAACATACTTAAAATACAAGTTAACTGCTGCTGATAAAACAAGATTATCAGCAATCAATCCTGCTACTGAAACGGCAACTCAAAGTGGTGTATCTACAACTTGGTACGAAGATAATAATTATCTTGTAGTACCGTCTAGTATTATATCAGTAATTAACATTTTTCCATTTTCAGATAAAGGTAATCTAAACTTATTTGATGTAAGATACCAATTAAGATTAAATGACTTGTATGACTTTTCTTCAACGTCTGTAATCAATTATGATATTGTATTAAGACACTTAGACTTTTTAGATCACATATTAGTCGGTGAAAAACCATTAAGATTTAATCAACACGAAAATAGATTATACATTGATATGGATTGGACAAATGATTTATCTACAGATGAGTGGTTAGTTATTGAAGCATATCGTAAACTTGATCCTGCAACATATACGGATGTATGGAATGACATTTATTTAAAGAGATACACAGTACAATTATTTAAAAAACAATGGGGTGCTAATCTATCTAAGTTTAATGGAGTTACAATGGTCGGCGGTGTAACTTTAAATGGTCAACAAATTTACAGCGAAGCACAATTAGAAATAGATAAACTAGAAAAAGAAATTAGAGAATCATACGAATTAAATCCGACATTTATGATAGGATAATGCTATGCCAGTTAATCATTACTTTCAAGGTGGCAACGGCATTGGTAATCAAAACGAAAAAAGACTATACGAAGATTTAATAGTTGAAGGTCTTAAAATTTACGGCCACGATGTTTATTACCTGCCACGTACACTAGTTAATAGAGATTTAATCTTAGGAGAAGATACAACTTCTCGTTTTGATGATTCTTGGTTAATAGAAATGTATGTAGAGTCAACTGAAGGATTTGCTGGTTCACAAGAATTAATATCTAAATTTGGATTAGAGATAAGAGAAGACACTACATTTATGGTGTCTAAACGTAGTTGGGATTATCACGTAGGTCAAAAAGATAGTTTGATTGCTCAAGGACGACCTAACGAGGGTGATATTATTTACTACCCTTTAATGAATAGTTTTTTTGAAATTCAATTTGTTGAAGATCAGGAACCTTTCTTTGCATTAGGACAATTACCAGTTTACAAATTAAGAGTAACACGTTGGGAATACAGTTCGGAAGAATTAAACACAGGTTTAAATACAATTGATGCCGCTGAAGATACTTACACTTTAAATACACTTGCATACAAATTTACTTTAGAAAGTGGTCAAGTTGCATTAGACGGTGAAGGATCAATACAATTAGAACAAGGTTATTCGACTGGTGAACCTGCGTTCTTATTAAACGAAGAATATACAGAAGCTGCTATACAAACACAATCGAAATATGCTTCAAATACAGATTTAGATACTGAGGCAGGATTTGATACTGCTTCAGCACTTGATGATATATTAGATTTTACAGAAAGAAATCCATTTGGAGATGAGGATAGTTAATGTTAGGAAATAGATTTTATAATCAAAGTTTTAGAAAACTTATAATTGCATTTGGGCAAATCTTTAATAACATAGTTATTCAAAGAACAAATAGCACAGGCGGTGTAACTGCTAGAATAAAAGTACCTCTTGCATATGCACCAAAAGAAAAGTTTTTAGTTAGATTAGATCAACAGGCAAATTTAGAAAGTAGAGAATTTGCAACAACATTACCTCGTATGGGATTTGAAATTAAAGGTTTAACTTATGACGCAAGTAGAAAATTAACAAGAGTTCAAAAATATTCTAAAGTTAAATCGGGTGAAGATGGTCAAAAAATGAATTACAATTATACACCTGTTCCTTATAACATTGGTATGAATTTATATATTTTTACTGCTACTGCTGAAGATGGATTACAAATTGTAGAACAAATATTACCATACTTTCAACCAGATTATACGATAACTATAAATGCTGTACCTGATTTAAATATTAAAAGAGATATACCTATCATTATAGGAAATATACAATACGAAGATACTTATGATGGTGCATTTACACAAAGACGTGCTGTAATATATACTATATCATTTACAGCAAAAACTTATTTATTTGGACCAATGAACAATCAAAAAGTTATCAAAGAAGTTCAAACAGATATTGGTACAGATACAGATTCTCCATTAACAAGAGAAGAAAGAATTGTGATTGTACCTAATCCATTAAGTGCTGACGCAGATGATGATTTTGGATTTACAACTACAATTAGTTTTTTTAATGATGGAAAACGATATGATCCAGAAACAGGAAATGATACATAATGAGTAAATTAGAAGATAGAGTCAATGAAATATTAGGTATAGAATCTAAACCACCTGTAGAACAAAAAGAATTTAAACCTTTAGTTCCTCGTGTTGAAGAAAAAGACAAAGGTGATGTAGATAATGATTACAAGTATAGTAGAGAGAATTACTATAATCTAATTGAAAGAGGACAAGAGGCAATACAAGGTATATTAGATATTGCAAAAGAAGGACAACATCCTCGTGCATACGAAGTTGCAGGACAACTTATAGGTCAAGTTGCAACTACTGTAGATAAACTACAAGACTTACAAAAAAAATTAAAAGATTTAAAAGAAGTTCCTAATAAGACAAGTGCGAATATAAAAAATGCTCTATTTGTTGGTTCTACAGCAGAATTACAAAAGATGTTGAAAAAAAATGATGAAAGTTCTAAAAGCAAAACAATCACACCCGAAGAAACAGATATTTCAAATTAGTGATTTGGCTTACATAAAGTCAATGACACCACTAAAAGAATTATTAGACGGAGAAGAAATGTTACATCCTATTCAAATATACAAATATACTGTTTCAACTGAACAAAGATATGGTGCAGGTGGAGTTCCATATGTAGAAAAACAATGGAGTGTATATAAAGGTAGTCAACGTGTTCAGGCTGCATTAAGATTAGGATACACACACATAGAAGGAATTATAGTAAATGAATGACGCATATTTAGGAAATCCTAATCTTAAAAAAGTAAATACACCACAAG